CGGCGGTTTTGCCGCGCTGGTGGCCGATGTCAAGGCGCTGGTCGGCGCGCTGGCGAGTGTCAATGCACTGCGTCAGCCGGTGTGGATTATGAACCCGGTGCAGCAGATCGCGATATCGCTGACCCAGAATGCCGGCGGCGATTTCCCGTTCCAGGCCGAGATCAACGGCAACCGCATGCTCGGCTATCCGGTCGTGGTGTCGTCGACTGTGCCGGCCGGCATGGTGATCCTCATCAACGCAGACGATTTGATGGTCGTGCAGGGGGATACGCCCAGGTTCGATGTATCCGATCAGGCGACTCTGCATTTCGAGGATACTTCCCCACTACAATTGGTAACAGGGGCTCAGGGGAGCGGAGTAGTTGCTTCGCCATCGAGATCCCTTTTCCAAACCGACTCCCTGGCACTTCGCATGATCCTACCGATGAACTGGGCACTTTTACGCACCGGCTCGGTGGCGTGGGTGACGGGCGTCACTTGGTAGCTCGCAGATACGGATGGCGGACGCCGGGCAGACGTCTCGCCCGGCGCCTCGTCACAAAGGAGGATATGGATGCAAACAACGGTGCAGACCAACCTGACGGAACAGCAGCAGGCCGCAAGGTCAGAGTACGACGAACAGAAGGAGCGCCGGGCGGCGCTCACGACGTCGACGCTGATGGTGACGGAAAACAGCCGGCCGATCCCGACGCAGGAGGAGAACGACCTCCTGAAGCTGGGGCTGATGCACCCGGACGAGAAGAGCACTCCGGCGGCGCCGAAGATGCCGGCGCTAGAGGTGCAGCGGGCGTACCTGACATCAGGGGAAGGTAGCGGCGAGCCTGTCAAGGAAGAGCCGGCGGCGCCCCCGGCGCGGCAAGTACCGCCGCCCGCACGGGCTACGCCCGAACAGCGCCCGGCCGATCGCAACCTGCCGCGGCCGCCGGACAGCGACAAGCGCTAGGATGGCGTCTGCCTGGGGCGGGTTGCTGCAGCGCATCTTCCGCCCTGTTGCCAAGGCCGCGCCGGTCACGCTGGCGACGGGGGGCTATATCCCGCCGTCGTGGCCGGCCAATTTCTGGCAGATGGGTTACGACCCGATCCGGGTCGGCGGCGGCGCAATCGTGCATTCGTGCATTGCCGCCTACAGCCAAACCGCGGCGATGTGCCCGCCGACCCACTGGCGCTCGACCGGCGACGGCGGGCGCGAGCGGGTGACGAACTCGGCGCTGTCGCGGGTGATGCTGAAGCCGAATACCTATCAGAGCGGCTCGGACTTCGTCCTCAACCTGGTCGGGGCGCTGTACAGCGACGGGAACGCCTACGCTTACGCGACGCGGAACAACCGCTACGAGGTCGATGCACTGCACTTGATGAGCAGTCCATCTTGCGGCGCCTGGGTCGCCGGCAACGGCGAAATATTCTACTCGATCGCCGGCAACCCGGTGGTCGAGCGTCTCCTGACCAAGGAAGCGGCCAAAGCCGTGCCGGCGCGCGACGTCTTACACATCAAGCTCGATGCGCGCGACGGCAACCCGCTCAAAGGCGTGCCGCCCCTGACCAACGCGATGCTCGATATCGCGGCGAGCAATAGCATGGTGCGCCAGGCGTTGGACTTCGCCCAAAACTCAGCCAAGCCGTCCGGTGTCTTGACCACCGACCAGCAACTCGAAAGCTGGCAGACGGCGGAGATCCGCCAAGCATGGCTCGATCGGACGACCGGCACCAATGCCGGCGGCACGCCGATCCTGTCGTCGGGGCTGAAGTGGCAGCAGGTCTCGTCGACGTCGCGCGACGCCCAACTCGCCGAACTTTTACAGATCGCGGACGGGCGGATCGCCACAGCGTACCGCATCCCGCTGCCGCTCTTGTCTCTGTGGGGCGCGCAGATTCAGGCGGGCGGCGAAGACCAGATGCGCTTCTGGGTATCGGGTGCGTTGGGGTTCTCGCTGAATCACGTCGAGGACGGCATCGGGCGGTTTTTCGGGCTGGCGGGATACCCGAGCGAGTATCTGGAATTTGATACCGCGGTATTGCTGCGCTCCAACCAGAAGGACCGCGTCGCGGCGCTGGCGCAGGCGGTGCAGGGCGGGATCTATTCGCCGAACGAGGCACGGGCACTGGAAGACCTGCCGGCGGTCGAGGATGGCGACTCCCCCAGGGTGCAGCAGCAGGTGGTGCCATTGGAAGCCTGGTCAACGCCGCCGCCCAGTTCGCCGCGCCCCGATGCGCTGGCCGCACCGGCGGGACCGGAGGCGCCGGCCGCCAATACCAACGAGCCGCAGGACACCGCGGCGGCCAAAGCAGCCGGAGTAGCGGCGATGCGGAAGAGTTATGCCGGCGTTTGACGAACTCGCGGCCTCGCTTGGCGGTGAGTTGGGCGCTATTGCCGCGCGCATCGAGCGCGATCTGATGCTGCGCTTTGCGCTCGAGGCCGAGCGGCTGCGCGCGGGGCAGGCCGAGTTCGAATTGCGCGTCGAGCGTGCCGTCGCCGATAAGCTGGCGACGGTCAAGGACGGGCCGCCGGGTCCGCAGGGCGAGCGTGGAGAGCAGGGCGAGCCCGGAGAGGCTGTCACGGGGCCGCCGGGCGAACAGGGGGAGCGTGGGGAACGGGGCGAGCCGGGCGAGGTGCCCTATGTTGGCGAGGTGTGCGGTCTGTTCGACCCGGAGCGCCAATACCGCAAGTATGATCTGGTGAGCCTGCACGGCGCCGAGTGGCGCGCGAAGTGTGATGCGCCGGGGCCGCTGCCTGGCGATGGCTGGGCACTGGGGTCAAAGGCAGGCGAGCGTGGCAAGCGGGGCGAGATAGGCCCGCGCGGGGAACGCGGCATGCCGGCCGCGAGCATTGCGGAGTGGCGGGTGCGCGACTACCGCGCCGTGCCGGTGATGAGCGACGGCAGCATCGGTCCGGCGCTCGATCTCAGCGCGCTGTTCGCGCAGTACCACATCGAGGCGGCCGAATGAGACCGCTCTATACCGCGATAGTAACGCCGGCGCTCGAACGTAACCTGGTGAACCTGGACGATCTGCGGGAGCAACTGCGGGTGCGGCCGGGCGACGTGGCGAACGACGCTTGGCTGACCAAGGTTATCGCGCGCTCCAGCCTGGCGGCCGAGCGCTATTGCAACCGGATTTTCGCCGAGCAGACTTATCTCGACACGTTCCTCTCCGATGTCACCGGCATGACCGGCGAGCCGCTGATGCTGAGCCAAGCGCCGGTCGATCCGGCGAGCCTCGAAGTGACGCTCGATGGTGCGGGTCTGGCCCAGGGCGACTATGCGCTCGAACCGCTCGCGGGGCATCTGTGGCGCGTCAGCGACCCGCGCGCCTGGGTCGTCGGGGCCGGCGGGTTGTCTGTCCTGTATGACGCCGGGTTCGTCGAAATCCCGGCCGATGTGCAGCAGGCGGTGCTCGACCTCTGCACGATGGAGTCATCTGCCCGCGGGCGGGACCCGATGCTGCGCGCCACCGAGTCGCCGGGGTTGGGGCGCCAGGAGTTCTGGGTCGGCGGCGTGCCCGGCGGGTCATTGATCCCGCAGGACATCGCCAGTCTGTTGAACCCGTACCGGCGGGGCATGGTCGGATGATCTCGGCACGCGACACGCTGATCGATGCCAAGCTGGACTTGAACGACACCCGGTTGCGGGTGCGGCTCGACGAAATGCCGGACAAGCTGCGCCGCCGGTTGGTTACGACGATCGGCAGGCTGACGCGCGAGCTTCTGGCCAAAGTCGAGGCGCGCGAGCCGGTGCGTACCGGGAGATTGCGCGAGCTGACCGAAGACTATGTCGACGACAATCGGATCAAAAACTTTGTGCGCGGGCGGGTGCGGGTGCTGCGCTCGCGGGAGCACAACACTGCGGCAGCGGCCGGGGCGCTCGAATATGGCAGCACCGGCAAGAAGTTCGAGGTCAAAGGCTACAAGAGGCGCGGCGCGCGGGTGAGCGGCTACGAGCGGGTCGGCGGCATTACCGAGATGCGGTTCCTGCGCGGCCCGGCGGCGGCGATGCTGCCAAAGGCGCGCGCCGAGTTGCGGCGGGTGCTCCAAGAGATGCTGAAGGACTGAGAACATGGCATTGGTGGTGCTCAACGGCCCGACTATCGCGGCCGGTCAAAGCCTGTCCTCAGGACTCGATTGCACGAGCGGCCGGTTGGTCCGCATCACAATGCCGGCGGCCTGGACGGGGGCTAATCTCAGTTTTCAGATATCGAGCGACGGCGCTTTCTACAACGATTTGTTCGGCGTCGACGGGACCGAGATCATTATTCCGGTCGTGGCGGGAACCGCGGTCGTGGTGGCGCAACTCGGCACCGCTCTCGAAGCTATACAGTTCCTCAAGCTGCGCTCCGGCTCGCGCAGCTATCCCGTTACGCAACCAGCACAGCGCGACTTTGCCGTAGCGGTCGAGACTGCCGCTGCGCGATGAACCGAGAGGTCATTGTCGGCGCGCTGTTGGGTAAACTCAGCGGGCCGCCTCTGGTGGTGCCGTTTACCGCTGACACGACCACGGGGTCGGCGACGCTGACCAATGTCAGCAGTACTGCCGGACTGATGGTCGGGATGCCGGTGGCGGGCGATGGCATCTCGGACGGGGCGACTGTCGCCACGGTAGAGCCTGCAGTGACGCTCTCGCTGCCGGCAATCGCCGACCGTACCGCGGCGCCGCTGCTGCAGGGCTTCCAAACCGTCGAGCGGCGGCTGCGCGACCCCAATGCCGAGCAGGATATGCCGGCGCTGTACCTAGTCGAATTAAACGAGGTCCACGGCTACCGCGAATCGACGCGGGCGATGCTGGTCGAGCTGAACTGCGAAGCGTGGATTTTTACGCGGGTCGGGGCGGATCAGAATGCCGTTCCGGCCGGGATGCTGAACACCTTGATCGATGCAGTCGAGCGGGCGCTGTCGGCAGGGTCGGAAGGCTTCCGCCAAAACCTCGGGCTGCACGGCGTGCATTACTGCCGCATCGAAGGCGAACTGCAAAAAGACCCGGGGCATTCGGCACAAACCGCAATGGCGGTTATCCCGATCAAAATCGCCGCCGCACCGCACATCGACAACGTTGCAGCTTAGGAGACCCGTATGGCAACAGCGACGATCAATATCGGCGCAAGTCCAAATGTCGAAGGAACGCTGAAGTTTGTCGGGGCGAACGACATCGGCCCGAAAATCGAAATGACCCTGACGAGGGTACAATTCGGCCCGGCCGCGGCGATCAACCTGATCGGCGACGAATATGGCTTGATCGAACTCGAGGGGCGGGTGCTGCTGGTCGACGGAAATTTCGGCACCGTGACCCACCCGGACGATGCTATGGTCTCGCCGAACGTCCTGAACTACTACGTCGGGACCGGCATCGTCTCGTGGCAGGGGGCCGGCGACACGACCTTTGCCGAATTGGGCAATTGCAACCAATTCGAGTTCGAGCAGACGATTGAGTGGCTCGACCACATGCAGCATATGAACGGCATCAGGTCGCTCGATTATTCGCCTATCGTGCAACAGACAGCGACAGTGCGGCTCACGCTCGATGAATGGACAGTTCCCAACCTACAAATGTATTTGCTCGACGTGCCCGCCGTCGTGACGCCCTGATGGTCTCGCTGACCGATATAGTTCCGCAGACGCGAGAGGTCGAGACTGCGCACGGTACGGTCACACTGCGCGGGTTGGGCTTGCGGCACATTGCGGACCTGTTCCTGCGGTTTCCCGAGGTGCGCAAGTTCTTCTCGGCCGGAGCGCCCGAAATCGACGTGGCGGTGCTGCTCGCCGAGGCGCCCGACGCAATCGCCGCGATAATCGCCGAGGCTGCCGGGCAACCGCAAGCGGCCGAGCGGATCGCCGAGGCGTTCTCGCCGGACGATGCCGCAGCCTGCCTGCTCGCAGTGCAGGAGCTGACCATGCCCGCCCCTTTTTTCGATCGGCTCGGCGCTCTCCTCGGCAACAGCGCCGCAAGCGGACGCCCCAATGGCAAGGCAGCGGATATGAGTTCGCCGCCGCCGCCGAGTTCCTGATCGCCGCCGGACATCCCCCGGATCACGTCATGGACTACACGCCACGGATGGTCGGGGCGTTTGTCACGATCGCGAGCGAGCGGCGGCGGCGCGAACTGGTGGAGCAGTTCCAGATCCAAACCGTCGCCGCGCAGGGCGGCAAGGACGCCATCAAAAACACGCTGAAAGAGCTCACCGATGCCGGATAACCTGACCGTCGAAATTAGCGCCAATAGCGGCAAGTTCCGGGCCGAGCTTACGTTGCTGCAGAAACAACTGCGCGACGTGCGAAAAGATCTCTCGGCTGCGGCGACTGCCGGCGACACCGCAGAGGTCAACCGGCTGTCGCTTTCTTATGAAAAACTCGCGGCTCAGATACGCGGCACGAGCCGCGCGCTCGCGCAACAGAACACGGTGGTCGCGGACGGCAGGAAACCCTGGTCCGAAATGGCGCTCGGGATCAAGGAGGCAGTTGCCGCCTTCGCCGCCCTAACAGGCGTCCGAAAAGTCGTCGACATATTCCGCGACGTAACCAAGAGCCTCACCGAGATCCGCAACACGGCAAAAGCCGCGGCGCTCTCGCCTGGGGACGTGAAGGTGTTCCAGGAGGTCATCGAGGATACCGGTGAGAGTGCCGACGGGGCGCGGCAGGCGCTCGTTAACCTTACCGACCAGATCGCCCAGACGCGCATCAAGTCGCAGGGCTTCGGCAAGGACCTGGCAACCGGCGTCAACGTCATGCGCGGCGCGGTAGGTGATGCTACTGACGCGGTAAAAACCTTTCGCGGCGGCATCGGAGGCGGTACAGAGTTCGGCGTCGAGGTCAAGCGGGGCGGGGAGGCCGCAGCCAAAAGCGTCGGCGAATTGACGCAAAAGATTTTGGAAAATGCCGCCAAGTTCAAGGACAACCGCGCCGCCATTCAATCAGTCCTGGAACAGCTCGGACAATTGCGGAAACGCGATGCCGCGCTGGGAACCGCTGTCGGCGTCGAGCTGCTCGGCAAAAAGTATGCGCTGTTTGCCGAAGCTATAGATCGGCTCGGAAAGGGCAAGGCATGGGACGAGGTAAAACAGCAGCTTGAAGAGCAAGGCCGGCTGCCCTCCGAGGAAGCCATGAAGCGGGTGGAGGACTACAACAAGGCAGTCGACGATCTCGGGGACTCGTTTGAAAAGCTCAGGTTGGCGATAGCGCTTCCGTTATTGCCGAATGTCGCAGTCGGGATCGGCAAGCTCGCCGAGCTGGTCGAAAACATCGACAAGCTCAAAGATAAGTTTGAGAGCTTCCGCAACATCAGCGGGCTCGCGGCGATCGAGGACAATATCGCCGGGCCTGTCCGGCGCGGGATCAACAGCGCGCTCGATGCGCTGCGCCAGTTCGGGCTCGACATACCGGGCCCGATCGGCGCCAGCTTCACAGTGCTGGCCGACCTCATCAAGGTCAA